CAGGATTCTGTAATTAATTGGTAAATAATGTATATTCAAACCCAAAAATCCATCCGCATTTCTCTGGAGTGGCATCACAAGTGGAAATCTGTCATAATATGGTAATTCAGATTTGCCCTTTGGATCGTATATGAAGAAGTAAAGCCCACCAAGTAAAAACTTCTGTCTATTTGATGGTGGTGTGTATCTATACTTCTCCTTTGTCATCGGTGGGATGTATGCAGTCGGATTTCTCAGTTGCAACATCTTTTGTTTCAACCATGCAAAAGACTGGCGGCTCATTGTCTGAACGCCAGCTGCAGCTTTTTCTTCTGCTATTTTAGTGAGTATTGAGGGTTTTGTAGCCATCCAATATTTAGTTATAGTCCAAGGTGTTCTTCTGTGATGATTTTGAATTCCCAACCACGATCTAAACAGTATTCGTTGGCGGCTTTCCATTTTGCCTGGTTGACACCCCAGGTTGCAACTTCATTAATGTACTGTTTTGTTACTCTTCTTTTGACTTCTGGTGCACTTGTTTGTTTTTTCGGCTTCACCTCAAGCATCATTGTCTTCTGTTTTCCGTCTTTTGTTCGCACTTTGACTAGAAAATCTGGAAAATATCTATGCCATTTTCCATCGACCGGCGATATATAAGGAACAATCATTTCTTCAGAAGCCCAAGATATAATATCTGGATTTTTGTCGAGCCAGTTCATCACCCTACACTCCCAAGACGAGCGATAAACGATATTTGTGTGATCACCCACATATTTTTGTGGATTTCTGGGTCTAAACAGACCCTTGTAAGATGATTTGTATGACATATAAATATTATGTATGCATTTTGCAATCAAAGAATAAGGTATACTAAATGGCGACTATTCTCAGTCCAGAAGAAAACAATGCAGGTCTTTGTTTAAAAGTGCTGTTAGCTCAACTCCGGTTAGCGTTACATCCAGAACAAGAGACAATTCTATTGCAACCATTGCGTTATATATGCCGGAGACACTCAATTTTGATTATGATGCTACATATAATCAATTAAATTTGGCAACAGCTGTAAATGCTACACCTTTGTCTAGTCTTGGTCCAGCAGCTATAACATCATTTATGGAAAATGCAGCAACCAAATTAGCAATGAGTGCTGCCGGTTATGTTTTCAACCCACAGGAACAAGTGTTGTTTGAGGGTATAACTTTTAGAACATATGCAATGAATTTCACTTTCACACCGAGTTCTATAGAAGAAACAAACAGTGTAAACTCTATCATACGAACATTCCGATATCATGCTGCACCACAAATAGGTGGTGTTGGAGGATTTTTCTTCATTCCCCCATCGGTTTTTAATGTATCTTTCCGTTACAATGGAAAAGTTAACCCAAACATAAATCTTTTAAAGAGAAGTGTTTTGGAAAGAGTGGAAGTCAATTATGCACCAAATGGATGGGCAGCTTTTGAAGGTAACGGCGCACCGATTCAGACAACCATGTCACTTCAATTCAAAGAAATTGTTCTTGTCGATAAGACTCAGATCAAAGAAGGATTCTAATGAATTATTTTGAAAGCTATCCAAAAGTAGTTACAACTCAAAAAGATGGCACGCGAAGTGTCATGGTCAACTTAATGGCCAGAAGTAGCATTATACAAAGTTTATTGGATGATCCACTTTTATTCTATTCATATGAAGTGCAGGATGGCGAAACGCCAGAAATGATTGCACATAGATATTACAATGATTCTTATTACTACTGGTTAATTCTTTATGCAAATGAAATAAGTGATCCACAATGGGGATGGCCATTGGATCGTGCATCTTTCGAAAGATACATTGCTCAAAAGTATACAACAGAAAATCCATATACAACAATACATCATTATGAAAAGGTGATTACGCAATTCGAATCGTCAACAAGAATCACAACGGTAAAAAAGATAACTATTGATGAAGAAACTTACGATATTCTGTCACCATCAACCACAGTTTATCAATTTCCAACAAGCACAACAACGATAACAATTTCAAAATCAGCATTAACATTGTATCAATATGAATTAGAATTGAACGAATCGAAAAGATCAATAAAAGTCATAAAGAAAGAATTTGCAGAAACTGTTAATGCACAATTTGAAACATTAATGTCCGAATAAAATGGTCGATACTCCAAAAAACGTAGCTTATTACCCTCAAAGTGCCAGTGTAGATGAATTAAGAATCTTTGCTTCAACTGGTGAATTTGATGTAACTAAGCTTTTAACAGAACTATCTTTTTTTGAAGACATGTATAGTTTTGTCATTTCTGGGTATGTAATTTTGCGTGATGGTGTTGGATTAGTAGAAAAATTGCAATTGTCGGGCAAAGAGGAAATTCAAATTAGTTTTGGATCAACAAAAGGTGGATCAGAAAACGTTAATAAATTACCTGGTAATCTGAAGAAGTATCAAATCTATTCAATACCAGATAGAAAACCAGTTGGAAATCAAAACAGTGAATTTATAAAAATATACTTCTGTTCAAAAGAATTATTTGACTCTGAACAAATAAAGGTGGTAAAATCTTACAAAGGTAAGGCAATACATCAAATCGTAACTGACATTCTTTTAACGCAATTGAAAGTTGATCCAAAAAGAATAGATATACAAAACTTTGAAAAAACAACTGGTGTTTATGATTTTATAATTCCAACACTACGACCATTTGAAGCAATAAGTTGGTTGTGTACATATGCAAAACCAGCTAAGTTTGGTGAACAACGTGCGGATATGCTGTTTTTTGAAACAAAAGATGGATTTCAATTCAGATCAATTGCTAGTATATACAAAGATCGACCATATAAAACATACACATATAATATAAAAAACATTGAGAGTCAAACTTTTGAACAAAAAGAGACTTCTATATTAGATTATCAATTTGTCAAAGACTTTGATAGTTTGAATGAAATAAACTCTGGTACTTTTGAAGATTTTGCAAGAGGTGCTCTAAAATTGGTTGTTTCAAATTCAAATCAAAAGTTGAAACCAACATTTCAGAATTTAGATCCTTCTCAAAAGAATCTTATACCAGATGTTTTTGTTCAAGAAACTGTACAGAATAGAACTGCTCAGTTGGCTTTGGCGAATTATACAATTTTAAAGATTAGAGTTCCGGGTGATACCGGTCTAACAGCGGGTTCAATAATAAATCTTAATTTACCAGCTTTAGATTATCAAAATGGTAGAAAACAATTTGATAAGTTTTATTCTGGTAAATATTTGGTAACATCTGTTAGACATATATTACAATCACAAGGTGTGTTCCAGACTATTTTGGAAATAACTAAAGATAGTTCGCAAGCTGCATATGTTGATATACGCAATTAATGGAGTGAAATTTAAATGTCAAATTTTTTAGGTAAGGACGGATTAATTTGGTGGGTTGGAACCGTAGAGAACAGAATGGATCCTCTTGGTTTAGGTCGTTGCCAAGTTCGAATTTTTGGTTGGCACTATGATGGCACCAAAGATTCACAACAGAAGATACCAGTAACTGATTTGCCTTGGGCTATGCCAATACAACCATGCAACAATTCAAAATCCTTTTCTTCTCCTGAACTGGATGATTGGGTAGTTGGATTTTTCTTTGATGGTTTAGCTGGTCAGTTTCCTGTAATGTTTGGTGTTATTCCTGGTTTCTTACCGACAGCAGAGGATAAGAAAGTTGATGGAAATGATTATAGTTACATCTGAGGTATAAATGGCAACAGAACAAAAACCAACAACAGTCAATCTCGGTGGATTCGATTTAATAAACTTCAAAATCAAGGAAAGTTTTCCACCAAATTCAGTATTCTCAAGTGTGTTTGCAAAGCCTGGTGTACAAACTACGCCAGGTTTGGCTCGAGGTTATGTTCCGGGATCATCAATTGACCTTATGAACAAAAACTTGACACACGTTTGTGATTTCAGATTTATCTTCAATATTGATATTTTTGCATCTTTAGGTTTGGTAAATCCAGTTGCTGCAATACAAAGAGCCATTCGTAATGCAAAATTAAAAGCAGCAACTCGCATGAGAGATTTGTTGCAGAAAGCTATTGCAATAGTCAAAAAAATAATGGCAGCAATAAGTAAAGCTTTAAATCTGGATTTTTCTGGGCAAATTTCTTTGACTGTTGATTTAGCTAAAGATGCCATCAGAAGAATAAATCAAGCTATTGAAGATGTGGCTGATGCAATTGAGAGCGTTTTAGAGTGGGTATTCTTTGCACAACAAATTATCGAATTAATAAACTGGATAAAAAGTTTACCAGAAAAAATTAAAAATTTATTACTTGCGTGTATTGCAAACTTCACCAGTTCATTGCAACAGGCAGTTGACAGTATAAAATCTATTCCTAGTCAGATTGAAAATGCAACGGTTGGTCAAGCAAGATTAATCGCTGATCAATTTGTTGGTGTAGTGAAAGATTTACAAGATTCTACAACATTAGAATTTAATAATGATTCGAAAAATTATTCTCCAGAACTTCTATCATTAATAACTGATCCAACAGAAGATGGTGCGAATAATTTCATAACATATATAGGTGCAAATACACCAAATGCGAATGCTGCGTTTGCGAATTCAACCGGAGCATTAATGGAAAAAGCTTCTTCACCTTAATAAATCATGTCAACACCTTTACCAAAACCAAAAGGCGTCCTTGCTTGGACAGAACCAGAATCTGCTGCAAATAGTGATTATCAACCCGTATACCCATACAATACTATAACGCAGACAAAGGGTGGGCATTCATTCGAAATGGATGATACTCCAACAAGAGAACGAACCACATTATATTGGGTGATCACAACATATCTATCGGTGTTGATGATGGGCAATTAGCCAAAAAATTGAACATTACAGTCAACGGTGATGCATATTTCTATGTAAAGGGTGATAAAGTTGAACAGATTGATGGTAGTGTTGAACAGTTCATCAAAGGTGATTTCACACAGACAGTGCAAGGAACACATACAGTATCATCTTTTGGTAACATGAAGATTAATGCTGGATCGAGTGTAAGTCTTGTTCCTGGTCTGGAAAGTAAACTAACAATTAATTCAAATTTCGTTAAGATAAATGCGGATGTTGATATCGCCACGGGCCTTGTGGCCAATAAGATAACATCGAGAGGAAGAATTGATTCTGGACCATTATCTGGAATCAGTGCTGGTGTAATGGGATTCTATTCATTGACCGGTGGTGTTTCCATTGGGCTTCCAACGCCAGCAATACCCGCCACTATAATGTGTTCTGGACCAATAACCTCTTTTTCTAGTGTGTCTGCACCACTCGGTACTTATGGTATCTCCTCTTCTTTACTAGGTTTTGATGTTATTAACACTCTATTAAGAAAAGTTCACACACATGTTGCAAAGGGTGGACCAACTTCACCTCCATTGAATCAGGAAGTAACAATTTAAAGGATATATTATGGCTGGAGTATACGCTTTATTAGGATTCGACACAACAGATCCAATAGCTAATGGTGCTGTTGAACAACTGAGTCCATCAGTTCAGACACAAATGAAAATGATGCCACCATTAATGCAACCATGGCAAGAAACCGATTTGATATCAAATGAAACTGAACAATATTATTTGAATCCTGTATCAAATACGATCAATGTTATCTGGTCAACATCAAACACAATTACGAATTTATCATTTTCAAATGTTATCACAGGTACGATAAATGTAACATTCAGTAATCCTGGTGTTTCCAGTATTATGGATCCTGCACTGATGGTCGTGAGAGATGTGACGCAAAACGTTGCAGGCCGTTTTATGGTTCACACAGACAGAATGTCCAATGTGATACCAATAGATTTCGATATTACCTCACCACACTATGAAACCGCTATAGGTTTTGGTAAACTGATTATGTATATTGTCAATCAAACCGATAATATACAGAACAACTCACCTATGATTGGTAGTTTTTCTAGTCTTTTTGTTGCAAATACACTGTCGGATCAATCAAACACATTTCTTTCAATATCAAATGTTTACTTGGGTTCATTTGTTGGCAACGTTTCTTCATTGGGTTTGACGGATGCTAATGCATTTTCAAATGCTGCAAATCAAGTTTCAAACACAATGACGACATATCGACAAAAAGACTTTGATTTCTTTGCAAATTCACACCCTAAAATTTCGAAATTTTTCGTTTTGACCCAAGAATTTTCTCCGACGATATCAAAAGTCCAAAAAAGCGATTTACTTTTCGCACATAAATAAAAGATGGCACAAACACTAAACAAACTATATTCGGACATAGATTTCACCTTCACCAGAGTACCGGTGACAGGTGATGTTGCCGTTAGTTATGATTTTCAGGCTGTCACACGTTCCGTTAGAAATCTATTACGAACAAATAACTACGATAGACCTTTTAATCCCGATCTAGGTTCAAGATTGAACGCATTATTGTTCGAACCAATGAACCCTTTGACAGAAAACAGTATAGAAAATGAAATTGCTCAGATGATTGAGGCATATGAACCCAGAGTAATTTTGCAAAAAGTGAATGTGGAAGCAAATGATGCTCAAAATGCCTACAATGTGACAATAAGTTTTTTCCTACAGAATGCTACTTCTATCATACAATACACAGTATAATGCATATTATTTGAACATGGTTGCTAATGAGATGTTCTTAGACTCTGCAATCCAAAGAGAATCTGTGGTTTCACTAGCAAAACTACTGAATTACACACCAAAATCAGCAATTGCACCTGAAGCTACAATTAATGTTCTTGTCAATCAAGTGACAGATGCATCACTAACATTACCAAAAAACACACCATTCTTATCCGAAAACCTTGATGGTATCAACTATGGTTTTGTTGCGACAGACTCTTCAACTGTTGCGGTTTCTGGGCAGCAAGCACTCTTTTCGAATGTAACAATAAAACAAGGTATTGTTGCGTCAATATCATATCAGGTCGATTCAACTACAAATCCAACCTACACATTCTCTATTCCTGAAGAAAATGTTGATACCACGACACTTTTAGTGTCAGTTCAACAGTCTGTTTCAAATACAACATACGAAATCTTTACAAAAGCATCAGATGTTTTACTGTTAACAGGCGATTCAACAGTTTACTTCTTGCAAGAGGGTGTCAGTGGTCTATATGAAATTAATTTTGGTGATGGTATTTTAGGTAAAAAACTTGTTGATGGCAACATCGTCAATCTGAGTTACTTGTCCACAAACGGTTCAGCTTCTGCTGGTGCAAATAGCTTCATCAACATGGATGCAATTGGAGGTTTCTCCAACGTTTCTGTTACATCTGTACAGCCAGCATCTTATGGGCAAGACAAAGAATCTATAAGTTCTATAAAGTTTCAGGCACCAAAGTCTTTCTCTGCACAAAAACGTGCGGTAACTAAAGAAGACTATATTACGGCAATTCAACAGAACAACTTGGGTTATTCTTTTGATGCTGTGAACGTTTGGGGTGGGCAAGAAAATGATGTGCCAATTTATGGGCAAGTTTTCATTTCATTGAAGCCAGCAGGCTCTTATAATCTAACACAATTACAGAAACAGAAGTTGATTCAAGATGTAATTAAACCAATTTCTGTTCTAACGGTTTCACCTACAATTGTGGACCCAGACTACAGTTACCTGCAACTGACTGTAAATGTACTGTATGATCCAAATAAAACAAACTTAACAGCTTCACAAATCAAAACAAATGTGAAGAATGCAATTACGAATTTGGCTGCAACTCAGTTGAACACCTTCAACTCCACATTCAATATTACAAACTTTAATAATGCGGTAAACAATGTCAGTCCATCAATTATTACAAATGAAATAAGTTTACAAGTACAGAAAAAATTCTTCCCAATTTTAACTATACCAACAACATACAATCTTTATTATGGAACACCACTCAAAAGAGGTATGTTCCAAAGTGGAATCAGCACATCACCATCATTGCAATTCAGAGATCCAGACAATCTATCATCAATTATTAGTGGTGTACAGATTGAAGAGGTGCCATCGTCAACAGGTGGTGTTGAATCGATTTCCATTATCAATCCGGGCTTTGGTTATCAGAGCTCACCAACAATCGAAATTCTTGGTGACGGAGTTGGTGCGACAGCGGAGGCTGTAATTGCTGCCACCGGTTCATTGAAGTCGATCAATGTAACCAACAAAGGTTCTGGTTACACAAGTGCGATTGTTAAGATTACACCAAAGTCAAATGATACGACGGGTCAATTGGCAGCCGCAACTGTAAACCTTGAAGGTCGTTATGGTACACTAAGATCATTCTATAATAACAATGAGAACGTGAAGATCATATTGAATAGTTCTGTTGGTACTGTTGATTACAACTTGGGTGTCATCACACTTGAAAACTTCAATCCTTATGGCGTACAGAATGATCTTGGTCAATTGACAGTTTCTGCAAATCCAACAACATCGATTATTTCGTCAACTTATAATAGGATCATCACAGTAGATCCATTTGATCCGAATTCGATTATTGTTAACGTAAATACTAAGTAAAATGATTCCTGATTTTCAGAAAACTTCTTTACTGATACCATCTCAACTTCCCTCTTTTGT